AACCCTTAATTTATAAAAATTGGGCGATTACTGTCCCAGAAAATCAAAGTACCTATCGAACAAGTTTAAAAGTAAGATTGAACGGTGAGTTTTATCCAACATCACCAATCCCTGGAGATTATTTTACACCTAATTTAGTTCTTGGTGCGTCAGCAATACAAGGTTCTTTAATATTAAATTCTTTAAACCAATTAACAGGTGGGATAATATCCGGAGCGTTAAATACAATTAGAAACCCATCACAAATTTTTATTGCAAATACTGGGGATGGTCAAAAATCAAGTTTATTTTCTAATATTGATTTAAATCGATATAAACCATCATTAAATAGAACTGTAGGTGGTATTGTCGGGGCAACTTTAAAAGCGATTAATACCGCCTTAAAGTTTCTTGGAGACCCAACTGGTGGTTACTATGTTGGTAGCGCAAATGCCGAACCTAGTTTAATTACTTCACCAGGAAATCAAATACCTATAAACATTTTTGGGCGTCAAGTGTCGTCACCAGTTTATGGTCCAACGGAGTTAAGTAATTTATATGAAGGTAATATAGGTAGACTTAATTTTGGTTTAGCTGGTAAATCATTAACTGATGGTGGGGGTATTGGAGGTGAATTTGTCTGGGTTTCTCCAAGATATAAAAACGCAGCTGGTTTTGCACCAACAATTGGTGGAGGGCCTGGACCTGTAGATAAACAATTTAATCAAATATCAAGTGATTATATTAAAAACCAATCAACAAACATAAAATTTAAATCAAGTTCAATTTTAGATAACACTCAAAGACTCATAGATTCTGCGGATAACGTTAACGGTATTACTAGGTTAAAACATGTTGGTAACGCAATTAATCAAGTAAGTAAAGTTTTTAATGATGGGTATAAAGAAATAACTAAAGGTTCTAAGATTTTAAGATACAAAGATAACACTACCGGGCTTCAAAAAGGGTTTGAATATGGTAGAGTATTTGCTAAAGATACTCCATATTTTACATATGCTGATTTACAAAAAACAGATGGTATAACAACAAAAAACAGACGTTTTACAAATTCGGTTTTAGATAATACATATAATTTAAATATTGCTCCAATGAATGGGGACTCAACAAATATTGTTCTTAATAGTAAGGACCAAAAATCGGTTAAAAAATACATGTTTTCAATTGAAAATTTAGCTTGGAGAACATCTAGTAGAGATGGGTTTACTTATGACCAATTGCCAGCAGAAGAAAAAGGACAAAATGGGGGTAGAATTATGTGGTTTCCACCATATGAAATCGCTTTTAGCGAAACTAGTATTCCAAGTTTTACACCAACAAGTTTTCTTGGAAGACCAGAGCCAATATACACGTATAAAGAAACAACAAGGACTGGAACATTATCTTGGAAAATAATTGTTGACCATCCTTCAATTTTAAACCTTATAGTTAAAAAACAACTTAAAGACGCTAATAGTGAAAAAATAAATTCAATTGTTGAGTCTTTTTTTGCTGGGTGTGCTAAATTTGACATAATTGAATTAGCAAAAAAATTTCCTAATGTAAATTCAAAAGATTTGGTGACTTTTCAAGAAATATTAAGTAAACCTAGTGTTAACGTTGAACAAATTACTGAGATTGTTAAAGAAACAAAAACTGAGGAAACAACGACTGGGCCAAAAATAAACAATTCGTTTGATGAATATAAATCTCTTGGGTTTTATTTTGATAATAATGCTAGAGATGGAAATTATTCTGGGTTGTTTAGTGCGTATACGTTAGAAAGCCAACGTAAAACATATGAAACAAATTCTAAAAATCTTACTGATTTTAATAAAAACACAACAGATTTTTTTACTAACATAATTATTGATAATTTTAAAAGAATTGATAAGACAATGGGTGAAGCAAAAAATCTTATGTCTGACCTTGAAACTTATTTAAATGAAAAAAAGGGAACAGTAACAATTAATTTAGTTGGTTCAGCGTCGGCTCTTGGTACAATAGAATACAATCAAAAATTGTCCGAAGATAGAGTTAAGACTATTATAACTTATTTTAAAGGAGCCTCTAAAACATTTGAAAATTCTATAGAGGACAAATCTTTAAAAATAACTTTTGACGCCAAAGGAGAATTGGAAAAAAATGTAACTCCAAAAGGAAATGGAAATGTCTTTGGTACGGACATTAATTGTACCGACTTACAAACGCCTGATAGTGCTAAAATTTATTCGGTTAGTGCTATGGCTTGTCGTAGAGTTGTAATTTCTGGTATAACCGCCGAAGATAAACCTGAAACAATCAAAAAAGAAAGTGTTGTTGAAAAGTCAAAAATTGGAATTAAAAAAACACCAATTCCGCCAAAGGTTATTGGAATAACTTCAAAACTTAAAGAGGGGATTGCAAAAAAAATAATAAGAGGGTTATTAAGTGAAGCTAGTTATTTTGAAATGATTAAAGAAGATTCACCAATGGTTTATGCTTCAATAAAAGAAAAGATTAAATATTTTAACCCCGCGTTTCATTCAATGACTCCTGAAGGGTTAAACTCAAGACTAACGTTTTTACAACAATGCGTAAGGCCTGGAGACACAATTCCAGTAATTGGTACTGATGGTAGGCCAAAATTTAATGATGCGTTAAACACTTCTTTTGGGACTCCACCAATTTTAGTTCTTAGAGTTGGTGATTTTTATAACACTAAAATAGTCCCAACTTCATTGGGTATTTCATATGACCCACTTTTATTTGATTTAAATCCAGAAGGAATTGGGGTTCAACCAATGGTTGCAAAAATAACAATGGCGTTTAATTTTATTGGTGGTTCTGGATTACAAAGACCAATAGAACAACTTCAAAATGCGTTATCTTTTAATTATTATGCGAATACTGAAATTTACGATGAAAGAGCGGTACCAACTGAAGACACTTCAGTCATTGATAAGGAGTTTTTTGATTTAATTGTTAAAAGTGAGATAAAAACGGATGTTAACAACATAGCTTCCCAAATTAATAATAATGGTGGGGCAACAATTGGTCAAATATTAACAACAAAATCAAATGCTGTGGGTTCAAATGGGGATATTTCATATAAAAACATAATGGATTTATTATTTGAAGATACTAAAACATATTATACAAATGTATTAAATCAGTTAGAAATAATTATTAAAACTTATAATCTTGATATTTTGGAATTATTTAAAAAAGACAGATTTTTTATTGAGGGGACTTTAACAGGTGCTCCAAAAACTAAAATTTTTGGTAAACCAACACCGGAAATTAATACAAAAATAGATGAGCTTTTTAAAACTGTTGATACTGGGATAGGTTTTGCCTCAAATCCAATAATAGCTGGAATTTTTACAAAAATGCAAAATATTTCAAATCCTGTTTTAACAATAATTAAGGATAATATGAAAACCTATATAAAAGACAAAGTACAAAGTAATTTTAGTAATTCAATCCAACAAATTATTCAAAATTTATCTACACAACAAGAGTCTTTAGTTCAAGATATAAGAAAAATAAATTTAATATCTGAAAAAACAGATGGGATTATTTTAGGTGGTGGTAATATACGGATTTATAATTTAGAGGGAACAGATGATACAACTAAACCAGCAAAATCGGGGGTTAATAATACGTTACAGGAGTTGCAAGTTGATTTTAATAATTTTGGCACAAACGTTTTAAAATTTTATGGTGACCTAGGAATAGAGTCCTCTTATTTAAAAATAATAAGAAAAGTAGGGCCTCCCTTTCAGACAGCTCCCTTTCAATCAGATTTTTATAGTGTTATTGTTCAAACTTTAAAAAACAAAAAAAATGAATTTAGAGAAAATGTTTTAGGAGTGTTGTTAAAAGATTTGAAAAAATATGATAAAGAAATTAAAGCTTTTGACAGTTCGTTAAATAACGTATCAACAATTTATATTACTATATTTGATGATGAAATTAAAGAATTTGCAAAACGTAAAGAAACGGTTAAAAAAGAGTTTATTGATAAAATTTCCGAAAATCTATATGTAAAAGGAGCGACAAGAAAATTTACATATACAACTGTTCCAATTGCTGAGGATAATGACCAAAAAACAAAAATAAAAAATTTATATGCGACACAAAACCCTAACGTGGATACAACTACTTTTGACGGTAAAATTAAATTTAATTAAAAATGGCATCAAGACAATATTATAATAGATATTCTGATTTTATTGTTAATGGAGAACAAACGGTATTGCCGTTTGTTTCATTACAAAGTAAATCAACAGATAAACGTTACATATATAAGTCCGCTCAATCTAGAATGGATAAAGTGTCTCAACTTTATTATGGGACACCATATTTTGGGTGGTTAATTATGATGGCAAATCCACAATTTGGTAGTCAAGAGTGGGCAATACCTAATAATTCTATCTTGACAATTCCATTTCCTTTAGTAAGTTCATTACAAGACTATAAAGCGGCATTAGATAACCGTTTTTTCTATTATGGAAGATAATTCAGAAAACATTTTTGTTGAATTTGATTATAATAACATTGTTGTTGTTGACCCTAATAGGGTGATTAATGAAAATGGAATTGTAAGTGAAAGATTTGTAAAACAAGAAAATCTTGTTATGTACGCTAATCTTGAGTGTAAATTGATACCTAGAACTAAATTAGTAATAGGCCAATCGTATGATAGCGCAAATATAATTTCATTAGCGACTATTAATTTTTTAAAACAACAAGATAAAACTTTTTTAGATAATAGTTGGACAAATGAAGTAACTGGTAAAGGGTCTATTGAAAGTAAAGGTGAAAATCAGCCAAATTATATAAAAAATAATTTACCTGAAGATAATGACATATCAAAAACAATTAATTCTGGAGGTAAACCAGGGTCTGTTAATAATGGTTTATTGGGGATAAAAAGTATAATAATGAGACAAAACACATCTTTTTTACCAACAATATCACTTGTTTTAGAAGACATAAAAGGGAGAGCGTTATTTGAACTTGGAGATAATTCGCCATACGCCGCTTTTTTTGTCCAACCATACCCAATATTTATGTTAACTTTAAAAGGTTATTATGGAAAAGCTGTTAGATATGAGATAATGTTACAAAAATTTACATCAAGGTATTCTCACGAAACAGGAAATTTTATAATTGATTTAAATTTTTTAACGTACAAATACTCAATATTAAGTGAATTGCCAATGGCTTGCCTTTTAGCGTTACCTTATATGTTTAAAACAGCGGTTACTACAACATCTAGTTCAAATTCAAATGATGGAAGTAAAAACGTTACAAATGAAACTATTAGTTTAGGACGACAAAAATTAAATGAGGTTTATAGTGAATATAAAATAAAAGGGTTGATTAATAATAATTTACCTGAATTTACTTTAATGGAACTTAAAGCGTATTTAGACACTTTTGCAAAAAATGTTGTAGAGTCATTTAGTAAACAAAATTTAGTTCCGTTATCAAATATAACAACTTACAGTAATACAATTGCCGAGTATAATCGAGTAATTTTTGCTGGTGATGACACTATTGAAGGTTCATGGCGTAAACAATATTTAGATATGAAAGGGTTTTTTGTTTTAACCGATGGAACCATATTTTATCAATTAAAGGATGCTTTTTTAGTAGACGGTAAAGAATATGAGGTAAAAGAGAAATTAAAAGGATTAATAATTAAATTTAATGACCTCTTATTAAAAAATAAAACTTTTGGTGATGGTGGAACATATGTTATTAATAACGGTAATGGAAATAGTTCAAAAGAAAATTCAGAAATTTCAACTGTTAGAAATATAACATACCAAAAATTTGTTCATATTTTTAATCCTGATAATATTGATATTGAAAAAACTTGGAGACAAAGGACTGGCAGTAATTCAGGTCCAACTCCAGAACAAAAAAAAGTTTATGAAAATGAAATTCTTAAATTAAAAACAAAACAAATTGAAATAGTTAAAGACGCCGAAGGAAATACAAAAAACCAAATAAGAGAAATATTTTTTGTTTTTAATGATGGAACATTAAATACTTTTATACCAATTATAAATGATATAAAAAAAGAGCTTGAAACTAAAAAAAATAAAATTGAACAAGATATAACCACCGCGCTTGGAAATTTTGTTAAGAGTGGAGGAAACACTGGAGTAACATTTGCTCCAACTTTAAGAAATATTTTATCTGTTTTTTTTGCAAGTGGGGAGGCTTTTTTAAGGCTTTTAGATGATGTTCACACTAAGGCTTGGAGTCAAAATAGAAATCAAGATAGAACGGCTTGTGTTTTAAATCCTCTTACAAATAGTGTAAATCCGGACGCTGTTGACGGTACTACCACTCCAGTTTATCCTTGGCCGTCACTTATTGTTCAATCTATAGATGAAAAAGGTCAGGTAATTTATAATCACAAATATCCTGGAGACCCAGATTTAATTAAACAAACTAAAGGTGACGATTATCTAATATGGCCTGAGGTTCACTTTGTTGAAGAATTTGTTAACGCCTCAGTGCAAACTGAAGATGTATCTCAAGGTTTACCTCCAACGGCAAATTCAGATGTTGATATTGAAAGACTTAGTTTTAATACTATTGAATTACCAATTAATAACCAAGTTTTTTCAAATAAAGAAGTTGTTAGATTTTTATATGAATTATATGAAAGAATATTTTTAACGGCTAATTATTCAAGATTATCTAGAACGTTTAAATCAAACGATTATTCCAAATTGTTATTTTCCGTGACTGAAGTTGAGTCAAATAATGTAATTACTGCCTTAGGTAACAATAGTCCATTTTTAATTAATATTTTAAAAGAATATAATATAAGTAGTACTAATTTTCAGGATGTTTTAAGACAAGCTTCAAATAACGGAAGTGGGGATAATTGGTTAAAGTTTATAAGGGGAGAATTTGTAACGCCATATATTCAGAGTATTTTAAATAATTCACAATATTCAATATTAAATATTAATGTTTTATCAAATCCCGCATATCAACCAAAGCCTTCTTTAAGTAATGTTACAGAGATAGAAGAATTTCTTAAATCGGATAGTGGTAATGATTTTGATTTTACAGATTTACAACCATTTATAGATTTAAATTGGGTTAAAGATTATTTTGCGGATGGGAAAAATGTAAAAAAAAATGGATTTGAAACAAAAACAACATTAAAATACAACAAAACTTTAAAAACCATTACTAATTTTGATTCTGAGACTACCAATTTAATAAGAAGACCAATTGTTAATTTTTTAACTGAGACCGGACAATCAATAACGCCTCAAGTTTTAAATTCTAATGACAATTTTTTTAATGAATTTTATAAAGATAGGAAGTTTAATAATCAATTTATAACTGAAGGTAATGTTAGATATTTTGATTATAGCGGGTTTGTAGGGAACAATCAAACGACATCCATTTTAAACACCCCATTTTTTATTAATGCGTTACAGGAAGGAATAAATAATTATAAAAACAACTCAATCGACCCCCCATTTATTTCCGCAGCTTATCTTTTTTTAAATAGTTTACCATTGTCAACATTAAAAGAAAAATATAAAACATTTACTCCGGAATTGAATGGGCAGCCATCTGATATTGAAGATTTAGATTATATTTTTGCGTCGTTGAAAAAATTTGCCGGTGTTCATAAATTACCGTATTCTTGGATATTAAAAATAGGGTCAATTTGGCATCGTTATAAGAAACATATTCAAACTGGTAATGATATTTTAAATCAATCTTGGTCTGGGTTTAGTTATCTCAATAATTATGACCCAGTAACTAAAAATCCAGAATTTACATATTATTTAACAGGTGTTAATAGTAATTATGACATTGTTTTAGAAAAAAATATGTCTTTTGGAAACGTTAAATTTACCTCAATAAACGTTGGGTTTTATCCTAAACTTATTAATGATTTTAATTTTTTATTAACAGGGAAAGATTTGTTTGAAATTAATACAAGTGGTACAACGGGCACTTCAATTTCAGAAGAGATACAATCAAAAATGTCTATAGATGGAAGTCCAGGACTTAAAACATTTTTAATAAATAACGCGATAATTTCTAAATTTGAAGATTTTTCAATAACACCATGGACTTCTATTATTTATAGTGATGATAAATTAAATAGTTACATCTTACCTTCGCACGGTTCTTTTAAAAATCAAGCATATAATGAAATAACTAATGATAAAAATGAATTAATTCAAAATGTAACCGGAAATACTTCAATACATAATGGGTCAATTAGATTATTTTGGGCGGCGTCTCAATTTGGGTATTTTGATGTTGAAAAAATAACAAGGCCAACACCGAATGAATACATAAAACATATTTTTTCTGGTCAACCTGAACAAGAGAATTTTTCAATAAATGGGCAAGATATTCCTTATTCAAATATTCAAGAAATGTTTTCAGTTTTTGATAAAAATATATTAGATGGTTTTGAAAAAGAATTTTTAAATTTTTGTGTTTCTAATACAAATATTGATTCAAAAATCATGTTGGAAAAACCAAATTTGAAGAATATAAATTTTCAAGTTTTAATTAAAAGTATGTTAACGGTTCCATATGATGAAACTTTTTATAAGGGGATGACAAATGAGGGTTTATTAGAAAAAATACAAACCGCGCAAATTAAAAACATTACTCTTGTTTTAAATGATTTTTTAAAAAATGACATTTTATTTGTAAACGGAAATCCATCGTTTTTTGATAGAAAACTTTTTTATTCATTTTCAAATCAATTTATTATTGAGCCAATTACTTGGGAATTATATACAACAACAACACCAAACGCTTTACCTATAAAAGGAAGTTCAGTTCCTTCCTTAGAAGTCTCAAAATCTAACTATTCACAAGCTTGGAAAGATTTAGAAGTGTATGTTGGGTTTTCAAATAATCCAAAGTTAACGTATAGTAATAATGGTTCTTATATAACTGATTTTTTTATTGATTTTAATGTTGCTTTTACAAGTGCAAATATAAAAAAATTAGCAACAATAATTAAATTATACGCTTCTCAAAAATTGTTCCAATCTTTTTCAGAAAAAACGCCGGGAGTCCCTATTTCTTCAAGTGATAAAGATTTAATTGCTTATGCGGAAATAAAAAAAGCTCCAACTGTTACTCCAACACCTTCAAATGGAGCACCATCTGTCACACCAACACCATCAGTAACACCAACACTGTCAATTGGGACGCCAATACCTTCAAGTGGAGTGCCATCTACAACGCCATCATCTTCAAAAGTTATTGGGGATGAAATTTTAAATTTATATAAGACTAACAATTTTAATATTGTTCCAATATTAAGAGATTTAAGTGGTAAAACAATATATATTTCACCAAATAAAACATTAATCAATAATGCTGGTGGTAATCTTACTGATGATGAAATTATTAGGGGAATTGTGGATGAAGTAATAATTGAATATTACGGGAAAAATTTTTCTGACCCTAGAGCCGCATTACAAAAACATCTTGTGGTTAATTATGTAAAATTACCAAACCCTAGTTATTCTAACATTCCAACAACAAAACAATCTGAATCTAATTTAGCTTTTAAAAAATCAATGGATGATTATTTAAACAATTCAATAAAATTTCATGATGGTATCACCAACGAAATTTCTTCAATACTTAATAAAAAATTAGCTACGGTAAAAATTGAACCTGACATAACAAAAAATTCTAAAATCCAAGGGGGAAAACAAAATAAATACGAAATATATGATAGTTTTAAAGCAATTAATGATAAATGGATTTCAGGTAATGATTTTAAAAATAAAACATTATTTGAAGATGTATTATTGATTGATAGGGCTAGTAAAAATGTTGGACAAGAAGTCATTGTTGATATTTTTAAGGTGATTGATTATTTGACAAATATAACCCCTACAAGTAGTTTATTACTCCATGCTAGAAATATTATACTGGATTCTAATTTTGTTATAATGAATTTACCATCTTACGTTAATTTTTATAATGTGCAAGATGTTATAAAAAACCCAATACCAAAAGCTGAAGGTACTTTAGAGTTTGGTAATACATTATTTGGAACTTTTACAAATGTTGATTATAGACAATCATCATCAAAAATGGTTTGTTTTTATGGTGGTAAGCCTAGTGAAAATATAAAGATAGAAAACAATAACGCTGTTCGATTTAAAGATGATTCGTTTGATATAAGAAGAGCTACCGACAATCCTTTAAATGAAGACCAAAAAGACAAGGTTGATTGGGGTCTTTCAAATAAAGTAGTTGCTTTTAATGTAGAATTTGGTCCGCAAAATCAATCAATTTTTAATGGGTTTACGGTATCTCAAGACTCCTCATTAAAAACTGCTGAAACATTTAAAATGCAGAATGATTTGAGAAATCAAGGTTCTGGTAGAGGGGCCGCATCACAAAGTGTTGGATTATATGATTTTTATAAAACTTTGTCTTATAAATGTAGTGTTACTATGTTAGGTAATGCTATGATTCAACCAACAATGTATTTTAATCTTAGACACATTCCAATGTTTTCTGGGGCATATATGATAACTAGTGTTAGTCACACAATAGTTCCAGGTAAATTTGACACTTCTTTTGAAGGGGTTAGACAACGTGTTTCAAATGTAGAATTACCAACTGATTATTTAGTAACTTTAAAACAATCGTTAATAACTAAATCTAACCAACTTATAAAACAAAATGCGTTGGAAAGTAAATTAATTAGTAGTAATAATAAAAATAATAGTTCTTATTCGGCATCAAAAGTAACTCCGGGGTTATCAATTGCGCAGGTGTCGGATTGTAATGAGGGTTTATATTCTAGATACGAAAAGTATTATCAATTAGATAGTGGTGATAGAGTAGCAACAACTTATAATTTTAAAGAAATTAAAACTAAAATAAGTTCTAGAGTAAAAATTGCAAAGTTGTCAACAAGAGATACAAATATATTAGAACAAATTATTTTTTCTTCGTTTTATTTAACTTCAGGAAATGAACAAGGATTTATGGCGATAAATAATAATTTTGCGTCTATTGATTTAACAACTGATTGGGCAAATAGTTCAAATTTTTTTAATAAAAATAGTTATGTGTGTTTAACAAATAGTACTGGCGTCGTTAAACCATGTGCGGTATTTGATAATGTAGATAATTCTATTAATTTTTTAATTAATAGATGGCAAAGACGATTAAAACAGTTAAATTTAAATGAGGTATCGCACTTAATATCGGAGGAAGCGTTAAAATTTTGGATAATTAATATAGAGAGTGATTTTAAAATTGGTGAAGAGAATTATAAAAATATTAGTCCTGAAGAAAAAACAATTATGGAACAAAGGATTAAAAAGGCAATAACTATTTTCAATAGTACAAATCCAAGTGCGGCTTTAACCCCAACAATTTCTGTAACCCCAACAATTACCCCAACAATTTCTGTAACCCCATCAATTACCCCAACAATTTCTGTAACACCGACTCATACCCCAACACATACAATTACTCCCACAATAACAATTTCTGTAACCCCATCAATTACCCCAACAATTTCTGTAACACCGACTCATACCCCAACACATACAATTACTCCCACAATAACAACTTCAATAATGGTAACGGTAACTCCGACAATTACTCCAACAATAACGCCTTAAATAATACTTTTTTAAAAGTCGCAATATTTATAATAAAAAAAGTTATGGATGTAAAATTAATTTTAGACAGTTATTTAGGTAAAAGTGCTCGTACTACTGAAAAAGACGCTGGTAATGGGTATAAAGAAGTATGTGATTTAGACACTGGTGATTGTTATACCATTAGAATGAAAGATGGTTTAATTGAAAGAGTTGACAACACTATGAAACAAAATAAAAAAATTCAAGTTGAAACTTTGCAAGGAGTTAAACAACTTTTAAACGGATAACAAAATGAAAATAGACATAAAAATTTTAGAAGAATTAAAAAGGTATAACAGTATTAATAGTTATATTAATGAGCAAGATGCGGCATTACCCCCAAATCCGGGTGCTCCCGCTCCAACAGGTGAGGAATTACCGTTATTGCCACCAGCTCCAGAAACGCCAACTGGTGCGGCTTCAACACCCCCAGTTCCTGTGGATGTTAAAAACGACCCAGACGTTGAAAAACTTGATGGTGATTCAGATAAAAAAGAAGAACTTGATATTACAGACTTAGTTAAGTCACAAAAAAATGTTGAAGAAAAACAAGAAGAGTATTTTCAAAATTTATTTAGTCAGTTAACTAACTTAGAAAGTAAATTATCTGATATGGATACTATTGTTAATAAACTTAACAGTTTAGAAGCAAAAATTGAAAAATATAGAATTAAATCCCCTGAAGAAAAAATACAATTAAGAACATTAGATTCTGGACCATATAATCAAAAACTTAGCGATTTTTTTGAAGACAAACAAGAAGATTTTGAAAAATCTGGGAAAGACCAATATATTCTAACTCAAGACGAAGTTGAAAATTATCAACCAAGTGAAATCAAAAAAAGTTTTAGGAACTTTCAAAACAACGAACCAACTAATAATATTTAATAATAAAACGACCTTAGGGTCGTTTTTAATTTAAATGGTAATTGACATAACGTTTTTTATTGCCTATATTTTATGTGAAACAATTTAAATATATATACACATGTCTACAAAAAGCACATTAGATTCAGTTTTGGCTCAGTATGAGACCTCAAAACAAAGCGGTTCATCTTCCACTTTTAAAATGTCACAAGATGAAAGAATGAAAAAATATTTCGCGGCTATCTTAAAAGATAATGAAAAACAAGGTCAGCGTAAATTAAGAATTTTACCAACAAATGATGGAAGTTCACCATTTAAAGAAGTTTGGTTTCATGAGATTTTATTAGATGGTAAATGGCAAAAATTTTATGACCCAGGAAAAAATGATAACGAACGTTCTCCTTTAACTGAAGTTTATGAAGAACTTATGTCAACTGGTAAAGAGTCTGATAAAGAATTAGCGAAACAATACAAAGCTCGCAAATTTTATATCGTTAAACTTATTGACCGTGATAATGAAGATGATGGAGTTAAATTTTGGAGATTTAAACACAATTATAAAAATGAAGGTGTTTTAGATAAAATTATTCCTATTTGGAGAGCAAAAGGTGATATTACTGACCCTGAAAATGGTAGAGATATTATCCTTGAGTTAGCAAAAGCAAAAACTCCAAAAGGAGCAACATATACTGTTATTCAAACTATTATGCATGATGACCCAACTCCATTACATAAAAGTAAAGATATTTCTAGTGGTTGGATTACCGATGAATTAGGTTGGGATGATGTTTATTCTAAAAAACCTGTTGAATATCTTGAATCAATTGCGAGAGGTGAAACTCCACGTTGGGATTCTGAAGCGGGAAAATACGCTTATAGTAATACAACAGAAAGTACTGTTTCCATGGGTGGAAAATCTTTAACTACAAATAAAGACCCACAATCTGATTCAGAACCAGATTCAGAAATGCCGTTTTAATTAAGTAAGCGTGGATTAAATTAATTATAATCCACGCTTTTTTTTATGTAAATTTTTAATTTTAATTATGAAAACAGAACAAAAAATATCACAAATGATGTATGAATCACTTGTAAAAAAATATGAAGCTCAAATTAGTGAAGCTGAAACAACATTACTTATTTATTTTACAAATCCGGTTGGTATTGGTGAACACCCACAACATTTAGAAGAAATGGATAAATTTGTTGAAAAATTAGCAAACGCTAAAGACAAACTTGACGCAATTAACCATTTTAATAAATATATTTAACCATGGCAATTAAGAAAAAAGACAATTCTCTTTCAAATATAAAAGAGAAATTCTCAACAAAAACAAAATACAAACCCGAAAGTTTTTATAATTGTGGTGACGCATTTATGGATGCTTGTGGTTTACCTGGTCCTGTAATGGGGGGGATTAATATGTTTTTAGGACATTCAAATACTTCAAAATCAACGGCAATGATATTGGCGGCGGTTGATGCTCAAAAAAAGGGTCACTTACCGGTGTTTATTATAACGGAAAAAAAATGGTCCTGGTTTCACGCGGTTGAATTAGGTTTACAAGCAGAACAGAATGAGAATGGTGAGTGGGATGGACATTTCATCTTTAATGATAGTTTTGATGTTATTGAACAGGCCACTGACTTTATCAACAATGTTTTAGATGCTCAAGAAAAAGGTGACGTACCGTATAATTTACTATTCCTATGGGACTCAATTGGTAGCATTCCGTGTCAAATGACTTTTGAGGGAAAAGGTGGGTCTATGCACTCGGCAAGGGTGTTGGCAGATAAAGTAGGTATGGGGGTTCATTCTAGAATTTCAAAATCTAAAAAAGAAGATTATCCGTATTATAATACAATAGTTTTTTTGAACCAACCTTGGGTTCTTTTACCTGATAACCCCTTTGGTCAACCGGAAATTAAGAGTAAAGGTGGTGAAGCGATATGGTTAGCTAGTAGTTTGGTATTTTTATTTGGTAATCAAAAAAAGGCGGGTATAAACCATATTACGGCGACTAAAAATGGAAGGACTATTTCATATGCGACTAGAACAAAAATTTCTATATTAAAAAATCATGTAAACGGAATACAATATAAGGATAGTAAAATTATTGTGGTCCCTCAAGGATATATTGCAGATACAAAAGAGTCGTTAGATAAATATAAAAAAGAGTATTCCGGGTATTGGAACGCCATACTTAGTGGTACGGGGGAGATTACACTTGAGGAATCAGAAACAGAAAGTTTTGAAGAAGAATAAAAAAAATTGATACTATTACTACTTTTA